ATCGCTGGTCGGGAAACCGCGGAAACCGACTTGCAACCGTCCTGACCCTTGGCACGATGTCTGCAAGGGTACGCCGTTTAGTGTCGCAGGAGGAAGAAGCTTGTGGCGTGGGCTGGGCGGCGTACCCCCCTTTTCTTCCAATGGTCGCAAGATAAATGGCCTCTGGACTCTTCATCGGACTGACGGAGTGCGAACTCCTCGACATCAAATCCAAGGCGGTCGCCATGATCACCGAGGGTAAGACCCTGATGTCCTATTCCGACTCCGGCTCGTCCGCGTCCAAGCAGTTCGCGATGCCTCCGAAGGAGATGCTCGCCGAGGCCATGTTCGCCCTGTCCCGCCTCGACCCGGCCACCTACGGCGCTCGCCGCACGGTCATCTCGACCGACTGGCAGAACCGTCAGGACTAACTTTCCATGGCACCCCGCAAGAAGACCGTCCCGACCGTCAGCCTCCGCCCTAAGCAGGCGTCGCCGACCACGCCCAAGCCGCAGGCTTCCTACGGCGATTGGCAGAGCATCGGCGTGACCCGTGCCCGCCGTGCGGCCTACGGCGCCGAACCGCGTGACTTGCGTCGTGACCTGACCCCTTACGACCGCCTGACGATGGTGCGCAAGTGCCGCTGGGCCGAGCGTAACTCCGGGCTGTTCAAGCAGATCCTTGCGGACATCTGCCTCTACACCGTGGGCGACGGCATCAAGCCGCAGTCCCACGCGTCGACCCCTGAGATGCAGGAACGCTACGAGGCGTACTTCGCCGAGAAGGCCAAGCGCATCGACATCACGAACCGCTTCTCGTTCTATCAGGCCCAGTCCATCCTCCTTCGCGGCATGATCCGTGACGGCGACTCCTTCGCCGCCAAGGTCCGCAACGCCAATGGCGAAGCAAAACTCCAGCTGATGGAGGCCCACCGCGTCGGCGACCCCCTCGAAGGCAAGGTGCCCGAAGGGATGCACGACGGCATCCAGTTCGGTCCGTTCGGCGAATACATCGCCGTGAACGTCTACCGCTCCGACGGCTCGTCCCGCCAAATCCTCGCCCAGTCGATGATGATGGTGGTCGACCAGGAGTACGCCTCCGGCGCCCGTGGCGTCCCGCTGCTCCAACACAGCATCAACTCCATCCAGGACGAGATGGAAATCTTGGCCCTCGAGAAGCAGGCCGTTAAGGACAACGGCGACGTGACCCGCGTCATCAAGAAGCAGGGCGGAACGATTGACTCCGACATGGCCGGAGAACTCGGCAACGCCAACGGCTCGTCCTACTCCAACCTTGCCAACACGATGGGCGGAAAACTCATCGCCCTTGAGCCTGGGGAGGACATGACGTCCTTCCAGAGCAACCGCCCGAACGCTACCTTCAATGGTTTCATCGCGGCGCTGGAACGAGACATCAGCATGGGCATCCTGCCTTACGAGTTCGTTAGTGACCCTTCAAAGCTTGGAGGTGCGTCCATTCGACTCGTCACCGCCAAGGCAGCGCGCGTCTTCGGCAAGTATCAGTCTGTCCTCATTGAAGAGTTCTGCGTTCCGACTTGGGGTTACATCATCGGTCAGGCCATCGCCGCCGGCGAACTGCCTGACGATCCCAAGTGGAATGAAGTATCCTGGACGACCCCGAAGTCCGTCACCGTGGACGCTGGCCGAGACGCCGCTAACGACCGAAACGACGTCGAGATGGGCCTCCTGTCCATGTCCGAACTCTACGCCCAGCGCGGCCTAGACTTCCGCACCGAGATGGACAAGCGAGCCAACGACATGGCCTTCATCATCGACAAGGCCAAGAAGGCTGGCATCCCGGTATGGATGCTCTACAAGCCGGGCTTCAACTGGCTCCAGCAGGGACAGGCTAACAGCCAAATCCCTGAAAGCGTTTCAGAAAACTTAGAACTTCCCGAACCCGAAGACGAGCCTTCATCGATGGAAGAGCCCGAGTCCGAAGACCAACCCAACTCCTAATTTCCTATGCGTTTCCTCACCAACGGACTGTCGGGCCGCGAGCCCCTTCTCATCGACCCGACCAAGGCGAAAGACCACGCGGTCCTCGCCGAGAAGTTCGGCTTCACGGATATGCTCGCCCAGCTCTTCGGCGTGGCCCCCAAGCCCTACGTCGTTGACGGCATCGGCATCATCCCGGTCGTCGGCGTCATCGGCAAGGGCCTGAGCCCGCTTGAAAAGATGATGGGCGCCGTGGACGTCAACGAAGTCTCCGAAGCCCTCGACGCGTTCGCCGCGAACCCCGAGGTCGAGAAGGTCGCCCTGCAAATCTCCTCTCCTGGCGGCACGGTCACGGGCGTCGAAGAACTCGCCAACAAGGTGCGTAACTTCGGCAAGCCGACCCTCGCCTACACCGACTCCGAGATGGCCTCCGCGGCCTATTGGATCGGTTCGGCTGCGGACCGCGTCGTCGCCAGCCCTTCCTCCACGGTCGGCTCCATCGGCGTCTACATGGCCATCCCTGACTACTCCAAGGCCGCCGAGATGGCTGGCATCAAGATGGTCGTCATCAAGTCCGGCAAGTTCAAGGGCGCCGGCATCGAAGGCACGAGCCTCGATGAGAACCAGATGGGCAACCTTCAGGAAGGCGTCGACACGATCCACGCCGAGTTCAAGGAAGCCGTGAACATGAAGCGCAAGATGGTGAAGGCCGAAGCCATGGAAGGCCAGGTCTTCTCCGGCAAGCAGGCCGCCGCCCAGGGCTTGGTCACTGGTCTGGCCGACTCTTTCAACGACGCCCTGCGCTCGTTCTAATTCCAATCCCCGCAAACTCAAGATGACCATCGAAGAGCAACTTCTCGCCGCCACCGCCGCCGTGTCGGGCCTCACCGCCGAACGCGATGACCTCCGTTCCACCGTCGAAAAGATGACGGTCGGCGTCTCTGCCGAACTCGAAAGCCTCAAGGTCGAAGCCGCGTCCAAGGACGCCAAGCTCGCCGAACTGACCGCCGCCCTCGAAGTGGCCGTCAAGGAGTCCGAGTCCCTGAAGGCCCTCGTCGTCCAGCACGAAGCCGCCAAGGTTTCTGCCTCCAAGGAAGCCGCGAAGATCGTGGCCTCCGTCGGCGTCTCCCCGGTCGAACTCAGCCCCGCGGATGGCAAGCCCAGCGCCGAGGCCGTCGACCACATGGCGACTTTCCTTTCTCTCCCAGTCGGCTCGAAGGAGCGCAACGAATACTTCGCCGCCCATAAGCACGCCATCATCAAGGCTGCCATCTAATTTCCCTCTAACCCTCACCCTATCCTAACACATCATGGCTAACTCCATCGCAAACGCCCCGGCCATCTTGGCCGAATCCGTCATCGCTTCCCTCAAGGGCAAGCTCCCCGCCCTCCGTGCCTTCTCCAGCGTCTTCACCGCCGCTGAGTCCGGCGCCGGCAAGACCGTCCAGGTCCCCCTGATCGGCACCTCCACCGCCACCGAGTTCTCGACCGGCGGCTACCTCACGCAGGACGACGCGACGATCACCGCCGCCAACGTCACGCTGAAGCACTTCAAGGTGTCGAGCCGCTTCTCGCCCCTCGACGTCAAGATGTACGGCGCTCAGTTCCTCTCGAACGCCTTCGTCCCGACCGCCGCCAACGCCCTCGCCGAAAAGTGCCTCGCTGAAATCGGCGCCCTCATCACGAACGCGAACTACAGCTCGAACGTCGACACCGGCGCCGCGCTGACCTACGCCGAAGTCGTGACCGCCAAGGGCGTGCTCGACGCCGCCAAGGCCGCTGAGCCCCGCGCGTTCATCCTGAACCCGACCTACGCGAACGGCCTCCTCTCGGACGCCACCATCATCGGCAACTCCGTCCTCGGTGCCGGCATCCTGACCTCCGGCCAGATCGGTACCCTCGCCGGTGCCGCCGTCTACCAGTGGAACAGCCTCCCGACGAACGCCGAAAACCTCGCTGGCTTCGCCTGCGGCGCTGACGCCATCGCCGTCGCCTCGGCCCTCCCGATGTCCGAAATCCCGGGCTTCGAAGTCGCCAACGCCGTCGACGCCGACACCGGCCTCGGCGTCCAGGTCCTCATGGGCCAGGAGCAGTCCGGCTACTACAACGTCACCGCCACGCTGCTCTTCGGTGCCGCTGTCGGTCGCGCGACCTCCCTGCACCGCCTCAAGACCGCCTAATAGCGGCCACAGGGCAAACCGAAAGGGCTCCGCAAGGGGCCCTTTTTTTGTCCCCCTACCAATCGGGGCAAGTATAGGATGAGCCTCTACTCTGAGTTTCTGGCGGACGCGAAGGAGATGATCGCGGACTTCGGCGTGGCCGGGTCGGCCAACTCCGGGGCCATCACCTTCTCCTGCCTCATCTCCGACCCCGCCGTCTCGACCGTGCTCGAAGCAGGGGGGTATTGTGAACGGACCCAGTATACGGTCAGGCTTCCCGCTGTAACGGCCTCCTGGAGCCAGCCAGACGGGTCTATTGGGGCATCGGCGGCCACCCTTAGCGGAGGGGTGCCCATCGCCTCCCTAGCCCAGGGCAAAAAAATCGTGGCTGGCGGGAAGACTGTCCGCATCACGACCCAGACCTACAAGCCCGGGTCGGCATGGATCACCCTCGTCGTCATCGACGATAACCAGTAACCCGCCGTGGGCATTCAGGTTAGGCTTGAGCCAAAGTCTAAGGCTGAATTCATTTCTGCTATTCAGAAGTTTGCGGCTAGGTCTAAGCAGACATTGAGGGACGCCACGCTTGAGCAGGCTGCGCTTGCCTGCCAGGACGCGGCTAAGTTCACACCTCCCCTTGCCAAGGGCGGAGGCAACGGCCTAAGCCCCGCAGCTAAGAAGGCCGGCGAGAAAGCCATTGACCGAGATGTCGGCAAGGTCATCGCCCCGCTGACGGGCGGAACCCGCAAGACTCAGCAGGCTCGCTTTATCAAGCGACTAGGCTCCCTTGCGCTGAACGATAACGCCTCCCTTTTCTGGAAGGTGGCAGCCAAGGGCTCGAGCGTACTGAATGGTAATCCCTTCCTATCCCGAGTCCTGTCTGATCGCTACAAGGGCTTCGGTACGGTGTGGGGATTCAAGAAGCTCCGCAACTACTTCAACAGAATCGGCACCAAGGTGTCTGGCGAATTGAACCAGTCGTACCTTCAGGATGTGTCGCAGATTAACAATGTATACCGACCCATCTATAGGAAGACGGGCGGACGCCTTTGGAAGAACGGACGCAACGTCAGCGGAATTAACTCAATGATCAAGTATGTCGCCGAGAATAAGGAAGATATCGCCGCTTATGTAGCTCAGAGGCAGGAGAGCGTCGGCGCTATCAAGTCCGGCTGGGCTATGGCCCTCAAGTCCCTTCCCAAGCCCATGATCAGCGGAGTCGCAAAGGACTATGGCGTCGAACTCCTAAAGACCGCTTGGATTACTAAGCACTCTTCGGTTCACGGCATGAGTCAGACCGCCTTCGGTCAGAACTCCAATAACGTCGTTGTAACCAACATGAACGGAAATATCAATGGCATCGCCGACCAAGCCGGCGTGATTGGTTTGGTTTACGCCAACCGAATCAAACAGATGCCGGCACGCGTCCGTTTCCTAGTCCAGCAGGACATCAACAAATTTAACAAAAAATAACCATGGGCACAAAATCCATCCGCCACATCGTCGAGGCAACCCTCGCGACCTACCTCTCGACCCAGACCGGGCTGACCTCGGTCCAATTCCTGACGGGCGACAGCGCCGTGACGCAGACCCTGCCCAAGGCGGTCGTCCTATGCGACTCAGCCCGGGCCCCTGGAGACCTGCCTGAGGGGCTTGGCAACTACTCCTGCTCCGTCCGCATCACCCTTTTTTCCAACGCCGACGACACGACCCTCGCCGATCACCGCGCCCGATGCGCCGCCCTGTCCGGTAATATGCGTGACCTGACCAGCATCAAGGCCGCCTTCGTCAGCTCGACGGACGCGTCCTGCTATGATGTCACTATGGTCTCAGAAGACGAAGGCCTAGACGAGCGCTCCTGGGCGACCTCCTTCGCCTTCGACGTGCTGGTAGTCCTTCCCTCGGCCTAATTCCAATCGGAGCAAATACAAATGGCCGCCATCGATACCGGAACCACCTGCATCTACGGAGTCGCGGGTACTGTCACCAACCTCTTCGTCCAGAGCTACAGCCTGTCGTCCTCCTTCAACGCCGAGGCCACCGTGGTCGACGAAGCCGGCCTGACCAAGACGGCCCGTTACGACGACCGCAAGACGGAGATTACCATCGAAGGCATCGCCAAGACCTCGACGATGCCCGTCCTTGGCGCCGCCCTTAGCTTCACGGTCAACACGGCTTCGGCCTATCCTTCCGGCTCTGCCTCCGCGTCCTTCGTCGGCACCATCACCAAGATTGACGACAAGGGCTCAAACAAGGGCTTTACGGCCGTCACGATCACGGCGGTCGATTACGAAGGCATCACGCCTGCCTAATTGACACCCCCGCAAGGGGGCTAACATCAGAGGAGTGGACCGCCGCTTCCTGAACGCCTATATCGACCCAGGCCGCTTTCGGTTGCTGGGTCGAACTCTTTACCCGTGGTGCCTCAAGTACCGGGTTCGCCTGATGGCACTCAACTCTCCTTTGGTTGACGGGCATCGGGCAATCACTCCGGCTGACATTATCTTTGCTTGCCACGTATGTGCTGAAGAGCCCCTTGGAAGCGTAACCTTTATGGATAAACTGCGCATTGCTTGGATGAATAATAATCCAAAGCATTTCGAGCAATCACTTGAAGCCTTTGCTGGGTATGTTTTAATTCATGATTGGCCTAAGTTCTGGGAACAAAGTAAGGCTAAATCTGGAGGAGGAGACAGGGGCGTTCCTTGGCCTCTATCTATTGTATCCAATCTAATCGCCTCTGGAATCCCTGAGCAGCGCGCTTGGGAGATGCCTGAGTGTCAGGCCATTTGGCTAAACACCGCCCTGGCCATCCGCAAGGGTGCGGACGTGGCGATCATGTCGCCGGAAGAGGAAGCCTTCATGGCAGCCGAGGAGGCTAAGGAGGCCACCGCGTCTGCTTCCAATCCTGCAAAGGAAAGCCCCCCTACGACCGATGTCCCAGTCCCTAGAGATTGACCTGAAGACCAACTCCGATGTGCCGCAGGCCATGGAGAAGGCCAAGCAGGCTACCGAGAGCTTTAACAAGCAGGTAGAGAACATCAGCAAGAACACAAAGAAAGCCACCGAAGGTACCAAAGATGCCACCAGTGGTTTCAGCAAGCAGGTCGAAGGCATCGGCAATAAGTTCGCCAACTCATTCAAGGAAATCTTCCTGTCCTTCCTTGGACCTATGGCACTTGTCACCGGAGCAATCGCCCTGATTTCAAAACTCATCGCTGACAGCCAGAAGCGACAAGAGGAAGCCAACCAAGCTGCGATTGATGGTACCAACGAGCTCATGTCCGCCGAGGATCGCTATTGGGCAAGAAAAACCGAACACGAGAAAAAAGGTAAGCAGGACGAAGAAGAGGCTAAGGTCGCCCGTGAACAAGTCACTCAAGACTTCATGAGCAAAGACCCGAGAGGCTATAAGATTTACCAAGATTACATCGCTGGAAAAATCGGCGCAGACCGAACCAATCCGTTTGAACGTAACCGAAAGTTCAACGCAAAGTATGACCCGGAAGTTCAGGCAGCAGTCCAGGCTCTGATAGCTGAGGACGCTGCCAAGAACCCTACCATCTCCACGGCTCTCAAAAAAGATAAGACCGAAACTAACTTCAAAGGCCCAGAAGGATTCGGCAACGTCATCGGGGTAGGACCTAACCCGGTGCTTGAGGCCATGAACGAGCAGCTCGAAATCCAGAAGGCCCAACTCACCGAACTTCAGAAGATTTCCGGAACGTCCGGCGTCCCCACCGACTTCACCAAGATCCCTTCCAAATAAACCATGGCTCGCGTATCCCAAGGCAACAACCTCTCCAGCGTCATCCTTCAGCCCGGATTTAAGTTCATGGAGGACGGCTACGGGCTGGTCACGGGAACCTGTACGTTTAAGGCCGACCAGACGGCCAGCGTCGGCTCGACCATCAACCGCGGCTCGACCTGCCCGGTTGCGGCCTACTCTTACCTCAAGGCGCACAAGTTCCAAGTCACCTTCGACTCGCTCGGCGTGGCGACCTACACCGTGGACTACGTCGGAGTCGACCCTGGTAAGGGTGGCGTCTCGACTGACCCGCAGATCACCGGCTCTCAGGGACTGACCTCAGAAAATATCACGACCCACCCTAACTTCTTTGAGACGGCTTCTGGCCTTGGATTTTCTGGCTCCCCCATCGCCGGCGTCGGTCTTAGCCCTGGCACGAAGGCTGATCCAAACTTTCAGGCCATCGCCGGAACTAATCCGCCCGAATACGGTGGTAATAACGGCTCTACGTTTGAAAGCCCTAAGGGACGCAAGTTTTTAGGATTCAAGAAAGCCGAGTTTAATGAGTTCTACGGCAAGACGAATTACCTCGCCCCGCAGTGCTCTCTGTCTGGCGTCTTTTATACAACCAACTCGACGCTGGTGAACAGTCACCGCAACGCCGTAGGCAAGACGTCTGGAGACGGTGTCTTTGCTAGTTCAAAATCCCTCGTCCCAGATTGGATGGGGACATCATTCACAATCAGTTCAAAGAACCAACTGCTTCTGGCTCAGGTTTCCTTCGAGGACTTCGGAAGCCTGTACAAGGTACAGTATGAGCTACGCTTCAACCGCGAGGGCTACGTGGCCTCGGTATACGCTAAAGTCTGATGAAGATTCAACCCGGAGTCGGCTATAACTTTGACTCGTCCTCGCACGGGTTCACGCTGGACACGTCTGACCCGTTTCCTAGCGCTGACGGTCAGGCCAACAACCACCCCTTCAAGGTCATCAATGTCCGCTATGACACGGCTGGCACGGCTTGGCTTTATCAGGTCGTCCCTGGCACGCTCAACAATGTGGTCGCCCAGATCGAGGAGGACAGCGTCTGGGTCAAACTCGACCGAACCTCGGGCAGCCAGCCAGACTGGCCTGTCTCGGTGATGACGCCCTTTGAGGCGACGACCAAGGAGTGCTTCATCTATCTGCGGGCCGGCGTCGACTCGACGACCAGCGCGTTCCCCAGTAACGACGACACTTCGACGGACTACCCGCGCATCATCAACTCCGACGTCGAACTGGCCGACACTGACACCTACGGCTACGTCCTCTTAGCCAAGGCCACCGAAGGCACCGGCCCGAGCATCTCGGTCGTGCAGTACGTCACCGGCTCCCTGTGGGGCGACCGCATCAAACTCGGAACCGACACGGCGCAGTATTACTACGCCCGCATCTGATGGGGTACGTCATCGGAGATAACGTCATCGGCATCAATACCTGGGCGAAGCTTCGCGGCGCCGTCATCCAGTTCGGTCCGCCTGACCGCTATGATGGCAATGAGGTCTACCCTGACGCCGGGGTGGACTTCAAAAGCGAGGAGGGAAATGGTCTGCTTAAACGCGGCCTGACATCTTCCTTGTCAATCGCCGACATGACCATGCGGATTGACGACACCGATTTCTATCTGGCGGCCATCAATTTCGACGACAGGTATGTGTCCGTACTTATCGGGGAGGACGTCATAAACGACTCGGCAGAAGCCTACGCAATCGTCAACGACGCCTTCATCCCCCCGGACTATCAGACCCTGTCGCCCATGCCGACGACCTACACGATCGTGGACATCGGCCTGTTCGACCCCATTACCTGACCCCCTTCCAATCGGGGCAAGGTTAGACCCGATGAGCTGCTCTAACACCGCCGTATTTTCCCGAGGAGACAGTTTCTCCAGCACTTGGACGTGGACTCCTGGAGCCGGAGAACCCGCCACGCTGACGGGCACGACCATCACTTCGACCCTTCGCGACTCGGCCAACAACGACTACGACATGACGGTGGTCATCGCCGCCGGAGGTCTGTCTTTCACGGCTACCTATGTCGGCGACACCTCCGACTGGGCCGTTGGCCTCGCCAGTTGGGACATCCGCTTTCAGTTCCCGGGCGGCCCCATGACGCACTCCACCAAGTTCCGCGTGCAGATCCTCGGAACCATTACCCAGTCTTAACATGGCGACCATCACCGGCACGTTCAACTCCCTCATCGCTGGAACCATCTCAGGTTCCGTCGCAACGCCCGGAGCCACCGGCCCCGCCGGTCCTACTGGTGCGACTGGTGCCACGGGCCCTGCTGGCCCTGGCGTCCCTGCTGGGGGCACGGCTGGACAGTATCTCCAGAAGACGACGACAGGCGTGGACTACGCCACGGACTGGGTCACGTTGAACCTGTCGGCCTACGCTCCGCTGGCCTCTCCGGCTTTCACGGGCAACCCGACCGCCCCGACGGCAGCCTTCGGCGATAATGACACCTCCATCGCGACTACGGCCTTCGTGCAGTCCGCCCTTCTCGGCGGCACGGCCATCGCTCGCAACCTTGAGGTCGAAGTCCGCAACCAGTCCGGCTCGACGATCCCCGCGGGTTCCATCGTCTACATCTCCGGCGCCACGGGGAACCGCCCCCTGATCACGCTGGCCCAGGCTAACAATGACGCGAACTCCGCCCAGACCATCGGCTTCGTCAAGACCTCCATCGCCAACAACGGCACGGGCTACGTCATCGTCCGCGGCGAACTGGAGAACATCGACACCTCAGCGCTGACCGAAGGCGTCCAACTCTACCTGTCCCCGACGACCGCCGGAACTTGGACGACCACCAAGCCCTCGGCCCCGCAGCATCTGGTCTACGTCGGCATCGTCATCCGTTCTCACCCGACCCTCGGGACCATTCTCGTGGCGGTCCAGAACGGCTACGAGCTGAACGAACTGCACGACGTCAAGATCACCACGCCTTCAAACGGTCAGGTGCTCAAGTACGACTCGGCCCAATCCCTCTGGGTCAACGGCGCTGACTCCGCCCCGGTGATTTCCGTCGCTGGCCGGACGGGTGCTGTCACCCTGTCGAACACCGACATCTCTGGCCTTGGCACGATGGCGACTGCCTCGGCTATCGACTATCTCTCCAAGGCTGGCAACCTGTCAGGACTGGCGAACACCGGGACGGCCCGCACGAACCTCGGCCTTGGCACGATCGCCACGTTCAATGACGCGCCTTCGGATGGTTCGCAGTATGCCCGAAAGAACGGAGCCTGGGATGTCGTTACTGGCGGCGGAGGTTCTGCGGCTTGGGGTGGCATTACTGGTACCCTCTCAGATCAGACTGACTTGCAGGCTGCGCTTGATGATAAGTATAATGCTTCTAATCCAGATGGGTTTATTCCAGATGCGCCACCCAGTTCTTCTAATTATTATGTAAAGCGAGAAGGCGAATGGATTCAATGCAGTGTTGTTACTGTTTTAGATGTAAACGGAGACCCTTTTAACGTCCTTTATCCTAATCCATGATTACCCATATCCTCGCCCTCCTCGTCGGCTTCGTCGCCGGAGCCCTCGTCATGCGCAAGCACAAGGCCAAGGCCGACTCGCTCGAAGCCAAAGGCCGTCAGGCCCTCGACGCCCTCAAGGG